TTGATACATTAGAAGCAACATCCGAAGGCTCTTCACGACTAATTACTCAATTAATAGGCGATGCGTTATACAAAGGTGAAGTAACACTAGTTGACGGTGGTCATCAAAAACGATGCTTTACAGATGTTAGAGATGGTGTTGGTGCTTTAAAAGAAATTCTTTTAAATGAAGAAAAAGCAAATGGTAAAATTTATAATGTAGGCAATCCATGGAATAATCTATCTGTCAGAGAAGTTGCGTTAAAAGTAATTGACCAATTAGAAGATGCTGGATTAACTAAACAAAAGGCTTTAATTAGTGTCAAATCTAGTGGAGAATTTTACGGTGCAGGATATCAAGACGTTACAAGTCGTGTTCCTAGCATAAATAATATAGGGAACAATCTAGGATGGACTCCGAAATATACATTCGATCAATCGTTAACAAACATAATAGAATCGATTCCCCCTGCCGATTTAAAAGTTACAATTTAATATATAATGTATTAGGAGCTAATTAATGCCATTTTACGATTTCAAATGTTCTGAGTGCTCAAACATTTTTGAAGTTATGTGTCGGATTGCGGAGATGGAGAATCAACATTGTCCTACCTGCAATTCTACCAAATACGAATCACACCATACAACACCGATTCCCTTCGGTGACCCTGTCCGTTTAGGCGTACGAACTATAGACAACGGATTCAGGGAAGTTTTATCTAAGATTAATTCGACTAATGGTCGTCAAGCTAATCTTTCAGATAAATTGAGCAGACGCTAACATATATGATGCTATTATCCCACTTTAAAACTCGGGAGGACAATCCTTAGAAATTGTCCTCATTTCGTACTATCCAAAGAGGACGCACATGGCAAAAACAAGAACTAACCTTCAAATTCAGAATAATCAAACACCTCAGCTTACATTAACCAATAATAAGTTGAAGTTATGTTTATCAGATATGAAGACCATTAAGCCATTAACTGACAATCAGAAAGGGTTTTTTGATGCATATGAGAAATCAAAAGTTTCGTTGTTACACGGAGTCGCAGGAACAGGAAAAACTTACATAGCGTTATACCATGCATTAGATGAGGTTTTAGATAAACGAAATCAATATCAAAGGATAGTAATAGTTAGATCGGCAGTACCTAGTAGAGAAATTGGGCATTTGCCTGGAGACGAAAAAGAAAAAACAGAAGTATATACAGCACCATATGTAGAAATCTGTCAAGACTTATTTGATAGACCAGATGCATATACAAGACTTGTAGAGCAAAAGGCAGTACAATTTATGATAACATCTTTTGTTAGAGGAATTACTTTAAGTAATTCTATCATACTTGTAGATGAGTGTCAAAATATGACAGACATGGAATTGAATTCCATAATGACCAGAGTAGGGCAACGGTCAAAGATCATATTTTGCGGCGACTTTAGACAAACCGATTTATACAAAAAATCTGATATGTCTGGCTTGAAGAAATTTATGGCAATTGCAGACATGATGCCAAGTTTCAAAACTTTTGAGTTTGGTACCGGCGATATTGTAAGATCTTCTATAGTTAAGGAATATATATTAGCAAGACTAGAATATGAAAATAAATATGAAACAAATTAGGAGATAAAATGAGAGACAATCAAATCTATGAATTTGAGAACTTTTTACCGGATGATATTTGCGACACAATCGTTGCTTGGTTTAGCACAAGACCAAAGATGAATGTTAATGGTCGTAACAGATTGTTCAACGGTAAAACTATAGATTACAGCAACATTCAAGATTATACTATCAAACGCTGGGTTAATGCATTTAAGTTTGATGCAACTGCTACGGCAAAAAGAGTGTTCGGTGAAGAGTATCTATATCCAGATTACACAGATTTGGTTTCTTGGGAAAACGGCTCTGGAATGATCTTACACGCAGATAATTGCGATCAAGAAGAAAATCCAAATTTTTGTTCTTGGAGAGATTATTCCGGAGTTCTATATTTAAACGACGACTTTGCCGGAGGCGAAACATTCTTCCCAGGTCACGGCCCACATTTTATTAAACCTGTAAAGGGCAAATTAGCATTATATCCTGCGGGTATAGATTATAGCCATGCTGTTAGTACAGTTGTTGGCACTAGGTACACAATGCCAATTTGGTTTACTAAAAATAAAAATTATATAGAAGTTTAGGAGAATAAAATGAGTTTTGAATTTGAATTTACTGAAGAAAAATTACAGCAATGCTTATCGAGAAATAAGAACATCTCAGTCTTATTTGAGGCACTTGAAAATGTATTGCCCAAATATGAGATAACAACTGTTGAAAGAGTTGCTGCATTTTTGGCGCAATGCGGACACGAGTCGTTGGACTTTACTGTATTACAAGAAAATTTAAACTATGGTGCTAAAGGGTTGTTAGGTCTATTTAAAAAGTATTTTCCGACAGAGGCATTAGCAAAAGAATATGAGCGCAAACCTGAAAAGATTGCTAATAGAATTTATGCAAACAGAATGGGCAATGGACCCGAAGCTTCAGGAGATGGATATGCTCACAGAGGTCGAGGTGCTATTCAACTTACAGGTAAATTGAATTATCAAGCATTTGGCAACTCTATTGGGTTGACATTAGAAGATGCTGTTCATTATTGTGAGACAATGGATGGTGCAATTGAATCTGCTTGCTGGTTTTGGACAAAAAACAAACTAAATGCTATTGCAGATAATAAAGATATGTTACTATTGACAAAAAAGATCAATGGTGGTACAATAGGATTAGAAGATCGTAAGAAACATTACGAGCACAATATAGAAATCCTATCTGGCGAATAACCTATGTTTAATCATGTACAACTTGAGTTTCCTAAACTAAAACGAGTTACCGCGGATAACGGTAGTCGTGTTTATGAGACACCCTCGGGTAAAGCATACCCATCCGTAACTACTGTTACAGGATTGCTTAAAAAACAAGCAATTATAGAATGGCGTAAAAGAGTAGGCGAAGAAGAAGCAAATAAAATATCTAGCAAGGCAGCAGGTAGAGGAACACGTATTCATAGTTTATGTGAACAATATCTCTTAAATAAAGAAATCGTTCCAAATATGTTTGATGTTGAGATGTGGCAAAATATGAAACCTGTGTTACATAGCATAGATAACATTCACGCTCTGGAACAACCATTATATTCAGATCATTTAGAAGTCGCAGGAACTGTAGATTGTATAGGTGAATACAATGGCAAAATGTCGGTTATAGATTTTAAAACATCTAAACGCATAAAACATCGTGACGACATTCATGATTATTTTATGCAATGTGCAGCATACGCCGTTGCGTTTGAAGAAATGACTAAGATACCTGTACCGCAGCTAGTAATACTTATAGCAGTAGATGATGAAAAACCATTAGTGTTTGTAGAAAAAAGAAACAAATGGATTGATGGATTTAAAGAATTACGAGCAGAATATAAGAAATGGAAGTTGATTTAAAAGATCAACTACATAATAGATTTTCAATTCTAGGCAATATATAATATGTTAACACAAAAAGTTAAATTTTTAGATAAGGTTTATAGACCACCTTTCAAACCATTTTATGACAAATATCGTGGACATGAGTTTGTTGTCAAACATTTTCATCCTGAAGATAAAGATAATCGTCATGTCTGGTTAGAATGTATTAGTGATCCGAATTTAAAAGTTGATGGATATGTGCATGTTGGCGATTTAACTAATATTTTATAACCTATGAAAATTTTAAAATTTTACGCATCATGGTGTGGGCCATGTAAGTCTTTGTCTGCAGTAATTGAATCAATTAAAGATGAGTTACCTTACGAGATTGAAGAAATTGATTCTGATGAGAATATGGATATGGCAAGGAAATATAACATTCGTAGTTTACCCACTATGGTTATTGTAGATGGTGATACTGAAATTAAACGACAAATAGGTATGATGAATGCTCAGCAATTAAAGGATTTTATGGCTGTATGAAGCAAAGTGAAAGGTGTTCTGGACGGGGGTGCGAATCCCCCCAGGTCCACCAAAAAGATTTTTATCCAAGACCACAAGAGCCAACCACTTGTTGCGGGAAAGGATGCGAAGGATGTGTCTGGATTAGTTATTTTGAAGCACTAGACAGATGGAAGAATCTTTTTGAGGGGCCTGAATAGTTTCGACAGGGCAATTAGTAACGGAGTGGACAGCTCGGGAATGTGAAA